CTCAGGTTGGTGCTTTAATTGAGGGATCAAATTTTTCCATAATTGGGTCAACGCATGTGGATAAGTCATCTACCAGAACGACAATTAAACCTAGCGTGATCCAGGAATTTCTCCCCCCTCCCACCACTAAACCGTGTGGTTTGCGTGAGGGAATGAATGGCAATGGAGAATTGGTTGATCCTCTATTGAAGGGATTGGAAAAAGCTGGTAAAGCGACGCCTTTGATAGACAACAACATGTTGAAGGCCGCCATGAGTGATGTGAGAAAACTATATGGTGAGATGGAAGGAGATAGGCGACCGGCGACCATGAAAGAAGCAGTTGAAGGCATAGAAATGGATCCTTATGCTCCCCCGATCAAGCGGTCGACGAGTAGTGGGTATCCATACAAATACCAACATAAAGACATGAGCAAGAGAGCGCTCATTGATGATGACTACCAGCTTGACTCGACTTTCGAGAAAGAACTTTATGAGCAAGATGAAAGTTTGAGGAGAGGTAAGCGTATTCCGTGCGTTTTTATCGACACCCTCAAAGATGAACGGCGACCAATAGCGAAGGTAGACGCCATGAAAACGAGAGTCTTTGCAGCAGGGCCGGCAAACTTTACGATTCTGTTTCGCAGGTATTTTCTAACGTTTCTTGCTGCTTGTGCCCATTTTCGAATTGAAAATGAGAGCGCTGTTGGAACAAACGTGTATTCTCCAGATTGGGGATTGATTGCTCGGAAATTGAAACGGAAAGGACGAACTGTGGTCGCAGGAGATTTCTCAAATTTTGATGGAAGCTTGAACCCACAAATCTTGTGGAGCGTCTTTGATGTCATAGATGGCTGGTATGGTGAAGAAAATTCTTTAGAGAGACGAATGCTTTGGAGAGAGATCGTGTTCTCCATCCACTCGTGTCGAGGAGTTCTTTACCACTGGACACACTCACAACCTTCCGGATGCCCGGCGACTGCCATAGTGAACACCATATATAATTCCATTGCAGTGAGACTTGTTTGGTTGTTGGTGGTACCAAAGTCATGGAGGAATATGAAATCATTCAACGAGCATGTGAGCATGGTGGCATATGGAGATGACAATGTGATTAACATTAGCGATGAGGCATCCGAAATTTTTAACCAGCTCACAATCACAGAAGGTTTCGCACAAATTGGAATGACGTATACTGACGAAGCGAAAACTGGGGAAATCAAGCTGGGCAGAACACTGGAAGAAGTATCATTTCTAAAGCGAGAGTTCGTTCTGGACGGTTTCCACTGGAAGGCGCCACTTGATCTTAACACTGTTGATGAGATTCCGAAATGGATCCGCAATTCCCCATCAGACGAACAGGCAACAATAGACAACATTGAAAGCGCTCAGATGGAATGGGCTCTCCATGGAAAACAAATTTTTAATCAACGGAAGAAGATGATGGATGAAGCATGTAAGAAGGCTGGCATCAACAATCCAATGATGACATTTTGGGAAGTTGAAGAGAGTTTACTCCACCAGGCTGGTCTTGTAACAGCGAAAACCGAAATCTTGGAAGCTCAAATTGGTTTGGAACCAGTTATCATTGCGTCGCATTTCCTCGAAGGAGGACCGGTGGGTATGTGTTGTGACTGCTTGATGGCGATTCAACTCCAGAGAAACAAGATAACTAGACGAGGTGTGGTGCTGATTCAGATCTTGATGATGATTTGGTGTCTCGGACAATATTATCAGTGCACTTATACCCCGTTATCCCCATGGATGATCTATGAAGGTATAAACTTGAAACAACCTGACCGTTTAGGGGTCCTGGACAAATGGAGGAAGGTCCAAGACAGCAGAGCCCGATCTCGGTTGGAAGAGTGGAGGAGAAATCCTATTGCGAAATGTGTGCCACTTGAAATCCAGGCTATTTCGTCCTCCGTTTTTGAGGAGCAGTTTAACTCGACTGCCCTGGTTTACCAAAACCCACGAGTTGCGACGTCATTACAAAAAGATATAATTGAACAACAACAGATCACGACCTTTCGAGAAGAGTTGCCTGATTCCACTGCGCGAGTAGTGGCGAGAGATCCATCTAGCTTGGTGGGACTTCCATCAGAATCACTCGCTCATTCACTAGCTTCCATTCTTGGTAGGCCGGTTCAAGTGCACGCAGGTATTTTCCAAGATACGAGTATTGCTCCGACAGAATTGGATTTTCCAGAGGTTATGTATGCAACAGCACCTAATCTTGTGGACAAATTGAATTATTTCAC